GCCTTTTTTCGATTTACTTACAGCGCTGACGTGCGAAAACGCGCCCGTTACGGTTCGTGACCGGCTGGCGGCCCCGGGAGGTGGTCACTTTCCGTGAGGACGACCAATTCGGGGCAGTTCGCGCGGACGGAGCGCGAACTGCGCCGCCTCGGGCGGGTGGAGAGCATCGACGCGGCGGCCGTGCAGGCTTTGCGGTCGATGGCGCGGGCGCTGGACGATAACCCGCAGAACGCGGCGTTGTGGCGGCAGTACCGGGAGGCGCTACGGGAGTTGACGGCGGATGACGCTAACCGTTCCGTCGATGAGGCCCTTGCCGATTTGTTCCCCGAAGTACGCGACCAGGCGGCGTCCTGAGCGGCCGACGTTCGGCGGCGAGCTGGCCGGGATCGGTGCGGCGCTGGGACAGCCGTTCATGCCGCATCAGCGGCTGATCGCGGAGGTTGGCGGCGAGTACGACCCGGTGACGGGCATCCCGTACTACCGGGAGATCATTGTCACGGTCCCGCGGCAGACGGGGAAGACGACGCTGTACCTGGCGTTCCAGATCCACCGGTGCACGTCGCCGAGGTGGCCGCAGCCGCAGCGGTCGGCGTTCACCGCGCAGTCGGGGAAGGATGCGCGGGACAAATGGCTGGATGAGCTGTTCCCGCTGATGCGGCGGTCACGGAAGCTGATGCCGCTGATCTACCGGTTTGGCGAGGGCATGGGGAACGAGTCGGTCCGGTTCAAGAACGGGTCGCTGATCCGGATTCTGTCGTCGTCGTCGTCGTCGGGGCATTCGAAGACGCTGCATCAGGCGGTGCTGGATGAGATCTGGCATGACAAGGATTGGCGGCGGGAGCAGGGGCTGCGGCCAGCGATGATCACGATCGCGGATGCGCAGCTGCTGGTGTGCTCGACGGCCGGTGATGACGAGTCGGTGGTGCTGGCGCAGAAGGTGGAGGCGGGACGCGCCGCTGCGGTGGAGGATTCGGGGCGCGGGGTTGCCTTTTTCGAGTTCTCGGCTCCGGATGGGTGGGACCCGACGGATGAGGACTCGTATTTCGGGTTCATGCCGGCGTTGTGCCCGGCACCGCCGTGCCGGTGCGGGAACGGGCAGTGGCGGCACACGGTCACCCTGGACGCGATCCGCAGTGAGCGGGTGGCGATGAAGCCGGAGGAGTTCGCCCGGGCGTACGGGAACATCCCGGTGCAGTCAGGGACGGTCACGGACCTGCGGGGGTTCCGTGCGGCGTGGCCGGGGCTCGCGGACGCCAGGTCGCAGCCCGCAGGGCGGGTGGCGATCGGGCTGGCGATCGAGCGGGACCTGGCGGCGGCGTCGATCGCGGTCGGTGGCCGCCGCGCGGACGGCCTGGGTCACGGTGAGGTGGTGGAGCACCGTGAGGGCACGGCGTGGCTGGTGGACCGGGTCATGGACCTGGTGGACCGGTGGAACCCGTGTGCGGTGGTGCTGAACCCGTCGAAACTGGCGGCGGCGGTAGAGAAGGAACTGCTGGAGCGCGGTTTGAAGACGCGCCCGGAGCCGGGTGAGCGGCGGTTGCATGTGGTAGGCGGCCGAGAGTACGCGTCGGCGTGTGTGGCGCTGGTGCGGGATGTCGCGGATGGCCGGTGGCGGCATCTGGGGCAGCGCCCGCTTGACGATTCGGTGCGGGATGCCAGCACCCGGAAACTGGCTGACCTGTGGGCGTTTGACAGTGCCCCGGATGCGATGCAGTCACCGCTGGAGGCGGTCACGCTGGCTCGGCACGGGTTCATGACGCACGGGCACCAGGGGCAGTTCTTCGGGTCGTGGCGCTGATGGCGCGGGTGCATGAGCGGCCGTGCCAGTACTGCGGCAGGCGGTTCGCCACTCCGGCGAAACGCGGGCGCCCGGAGATGTATTGCAGCGATGAGTGCCGGGAGCGGTACCGGAGACCGTCTCAGCGCGGGTGGTGCCGCCGCTGCTGGAGGCCCGTGTACGTGAAGCCCGGCGTGTCCTCGGAGAAGCCCGTATGCCGGGGGTGCCGCCGCGAGGAGCCCGCACCGTATGGCCCGCGAAACAGGACGGAGCGCGATGAGTGCAGCGCTGGAGCGCGTGCCGCTTGAGGACATCACGGCGCAGGCGCGGGAGGTTCGTTTCGGCGAGACGGTGCTGCGCCTGGTTGTTTTCCTGCTGATCTGCACGGGGAAGGCCGCGGGTTATGCGTGGCTGGTGCCGGTTTGGTGCGCGCTGGCGGTGCGGCAGGGGTGGCGTGAGGTGCATCCGCCGAAGTCAAAGGTGAGCCGTGGGCCGGCTGGAGCAGGTTAACGGGCAACTCGCCGCGTACCGGGACGGCCGGGGCGGTGAGCAGCGCACGTCGATTGATCAGTGGATCACCGAGTACCTGCTGCCGGGGAACGGCGCGGTCAACCAGTTCGTGTTCGGCGGGCACGTGTATGACTTCGGCGGCCCGTCGCCGAACCTGACCTACGGGGCGGCGAAGGCGCAGGAGTTCGCCCGTGACCTGCCGGGGCACACGGCGGCGGTGAAGGCGTGCCCGCCGGCGTTCGGGTCGCAGCTGGTGCGGGCGATGGTGCTGTCGCAGGCGCGGTTCGTGTTCCGGAACGTGCGGTGGTCGAACACGCCCCGGCGGACGTTCGGGTCGTCGGCGCTGGGCATCCTTGAGCAGCCGTGGCCCGGCGGGACGACGGGGATGCTGACGGGGAAGATGGAGTGGCACGCGGGCCTGGCCGGGAACTCGTATGTGACGAACTGGCAGCAGGGTGGCCGGCTGCGGGTGCTGCGCCCCGATTACACGGCGCTGGTGTTCGGGTCGCAACTGGAGCCGGATGACCCGGCGCATGCCCTGGACGGGCGGCTGCTGGGGTATGTGTACCAGAACGGCGGCATTAACCCGGGGAACCCGAACAAGGTCTACACGCTCCCGGTGTCGTCGGTGGTGCACTGGGCACCGTTGCCGGACCCGCTGAACGCCGGCCTGGGGATGTCGTGGGTCACCCCGGCGATCCGTGACATTCAGGGGGACATGCTCGCCTCCCAGCACAAGATCACCTACTACTCGAATGGTGCGACGCCGAACCTGGTGGTCAAGGGCATCCCGGCGGTCACCAAAGACCAGTTCGACGACATCGTCGGCATGCTGGAAGACGGCCACGCCGGGGCCGCCAACGCTTACCGCACCCTGTACCTGACCGCTGGGGCGGATGCGACGGTCGTCGGGTCGAACATGGCCGAGCTGGATTTCCGGAACGTCCAGGCTGGCGGCGAAACCCGGATCTCGGTACTGTCGCGGGTGCCGGCGTCGCTGCTGGGCATCGGGGAGGGCCTGGCCGGGTCATCGCTGAACGCGGGGAACTTCTCGGCCGCCCGCAGGTCGTTCGGTGACACATGGGTGTACCCAACTTTGCAGGATCTCGCGGCGACCCTGGCACCGCTGGTGACGGTCCCGGGGGATGCGGAGCTGTGGTTCGACACCGCGGACATGCCGGTGCTGCGGGAGGACGCGAAAGACGCCGCCGACATTGAGCAGGTCAAGTCGGTGACGATCATGAACTATGTGCGGGAGGGGTTCACCCCCGATTCGGTGGTGGCCGCGGTGAACGCGCAGGACATTACCCTGCTGAAGCATTCCGGGCTGATCTCGGTGCAGCTTTGGGCTCCTGGGCAGGAGTCCGCGCGGCACCCGCTCGACCCGGGCGCGGACAGCCCGACGAATCCCACGGGCAAAAGGCCCGGTACGCCCGGTGCGCCTGCGGAGCCGGTCCCGGCCGCGCCGCCGCCTGGCGAGAACGCGCCCGTCAAGGGCCAGTGATGGCGTTCGGCGAGGGTAACGCCGAGGTCCTGCACCGGTACTGGGTGCACGGTGAGGGCGCGGCGAAGATCCGGTGGGGCGAACCGGGGGACTTCGGCCGGTGCGTGATGCACCTCGGCAAGTACATCCGTGACCCGGAGGGTTACTGCAACCTCGCACACCACGCCGCGCTTGGCATCTGGCCAGCGCAGCACGCAGCCATGGAGAAGCACGACGCCGGGAGGCCGGGCATGGACAGGGCGATGGGCAAGAAGCCCTACGGGAACGTGGCCTACGCCGACCCGAAGAACGGCAAGTACCCCATCGACACGGCCGCGCACGCGAAGGCCGCGTGGTCCTACATCAACATGCCCAAGAACGCCGCCCAGTACCCGCTCAACGGCGTCACCTTGTCCGAGGTGAAGGGGCGCATTAAGGCGGCGTGCAAGAAGTTCGGCATCACCATCAGCGACGATAGCAATAGCGCCCCGCTGGACGGCGAGGTCCGCACCGTCCCGTTCGACCTCGCTGCCGCTGAGCGGCACGGCGACGGCCTCACGTTCGAGGGCTACGCGGCCGTGTACAACACGCCGGCGCGGATCTCCGGGATCGATGAGGACTTCGACGAGCAGATCGCCCCCGGGGCGTTCCGCGCCGTCGCCGCTGGTCAGTACCCGGTGCTGATGTTTGAGCACGGGCGCCACCCGTTGATCGGCACGATGCCCCTCGGGCGCATCACGGGTGCCCGTGAAGACGGGGCGGGCCTGTGGATCGAGGGCCGGCTGACGGACAACTGGCTGATCCAGCCGGTCCGCGACGCCGTCGCCGACGGTGCCCTGGATGGGATGTCGTTCCGGTTCACCGTGGACGACGGTGGTGAGACGTGGATGACCCGCGACGGTGATGTGGACCTGCGCACCCTCACGTCGGTGTCGGTGCCTGAGCTCGGGCCGGTGGTGTTCCCGGCGTACGAGCCCACGACCGCCTCCGTGCGGTCAGTTCTTGACAGGCTTCCGGTCGTCGGGCGGCCCCAGGCGGGTGCCAGGGCGGCGACAGGCCGGGGAAGCGGCAGCAGCCAGGGAAACGGCGCACCGCAGCAGTCCCTATCGGAGCGTTTCCGCGCCGACGGCGAGGCACTCGCCATGCGCGGCTTCAAAGGAGTAATCACATGACCGACAAAGCCCCTGGCGCCCCCGACATCCTGCCCGAGTTGCGGGACAAGGACGTCGCCGACCTCGCCGGGAAGCAGTACGCGCCGGAGATCAGCGGGAAGACCCCGGACGAGCTGCGGCAGTTCGTCCACGTCCTCGACGCGCAGCTCCGTGGCATCCACCAGACCGACGAGGGCGAACTGCGGGACAAGACCCCCGACGAGCAGCGCGCGTTCGCCTACGGCCTCAAGCTCCGCGACCAGGCCATCGAGCGGATCGAGGAAGACCGGGCGATCCAGGAGGTGTTCCGCCGGCGGCCCGCCGCGGTCGTGGCGGCCCTCGACGACGTCGCCTACGGCCGGGATGTTGACCCGGGCGGGGAGATCCGGCGCATGTCGAACCACCAGGCCCGCGACGGCGCGCTGCGCATCCTCGACGACCGGAATGCCGCCGCGCACCTGCGCAGCGACCAGAAGGACGAGGTGGAGCGGCAGATCCGCAAGTCCACCGACATCGCACGGCGCATCCTCGCCACCGAGAACGAGGCGTACCGGTCGGCGTGGATGAAGGTCGTCACCGACCCCAACGCGCTGGTGAAGCTCAACGACGAAGAGCGCCGCGCGATCCAGGTCCACGACGAATACCGGAACATGTCCGAAGGCGTGACCACCGCCGGCGGGTTCGGCATACCGGTGTTCATCGACCCAAGCATCATCTTGACCGCGCAGGGCACGGAGAACCCGTTCCTGCAACTGGCCCGGCAGGTGGACGTCAACACCAACGCCTGGAAGGGCGTCAGCAGCGCCGGTGTGACGTGGCATTTCAACTACGCTGAAGGCTCGGCGGTGTCCGACGACTCGCCGACGCTGGCGCAGCCCGTCGTGAACGTGTACATGGCCCGCGGGTTCCTGCCCTACTCGATCGAACTCGGGCAGGACTACCCCGGGTTCGCCGACGAGATGGCCACGCTGCTGTCGTCCGGGTACGACGAGCTGCTGGTGCAGAAGTTCACCAACGGCGCGGGCACCGGGTCGCTGGAGCCGACGGGCATCCTCACCGGCCTGTCGGCCAACACGAACGTCCGGGTGGCGCTGACCACGGGCGGGACGCTCGGCGCAGGCGACCCGTACAAGGTGTGGCAGGCGCTCCCGCAGCG